CGTCTCATTTTCTTTACCTGCCTTGTACTCAATGAACGTCGCCCGAATGGCTTCCGTCTGTGCGCGTGACGCGATTAGCTGTTGGTTCACTGCGTCCACGTTCGCGCTGATCGCCGTCGCAGTTACCAAGTCGGCTGCTTGCGCATCGTTATCCCCGCGCAACCCCTGGACGTACCACGCGCAGGCAGCGCCCACTAATAAACACAGGGCATAGCCGTAAGCGCTATTCAAAGGATGCTCCCGGCCACTTGTTCTGCAGCATCGATAGAAGATCCGAGTGGTCCTTCACTATGAACATAGGCTTTTGGTTAAACACGCTCATAGCGACTAGGCACCCGCTGACTTCGTGGATATCGCAGAACACTTGCCGGGTGTTCCAACCGTCTTCCGAACCTTCTATCCAAACAGATTTGTCCGAAACCGTTACCTTCGATACTTTCATTTGAGCACCGTCAGCGCGTACTTATACCGCGCCTTCCTGTCTTCGAGCCCATTGGTTCCCCCGTTGATTGCACGGGTGATGTCGGTAAACCGGTCGGCATCTGCCAACGCGTTCAAGTTGCGCGTCGTCCAGTACCAGACGGCAGACTTCGCCGCCCAGGTGGGCTGTTCCAAAAGCTCAGGCGTCTTAAGCAGTCGGTCATCGCCGAACAGCGCTTGACTGGCTCGGCCATAGTTAGCCCGGCCAGTGACTTGAATCAGTCCGCGACCGCAGAACTTTGCGCCGTCACCTGGCTGCGTGTTGCCGAGATCTTTACGCCCGTCGTATTTAGCGAAGTACGAAGCGCCGCCCAGTTCTTTGCTAAATACGAGGGAGCCACTCTCGTGGCCGATCTGCGCGAGGAAGGCGGCGCTGCGCAGTCTGGTATTGATCTGCCCGCCGGCCATTGCCGCCGTGAGCGCGTCGGCCCACTTCGTAGCGCGGGCTAAAGGGATATTCATTGCTTCAGCTAACTGAACCGGCGTCATCGTTTACCGCACCTTTGGACGTAGTGGACGATGCTCCGCTTGACCCGTGACCAGTACGTCTTCATCCACCAGTGGCGCACGGCAATGCTCGCGAAGCTGAGATTCAGCACCATTTGCGAGAAGGGTGACGGGCGACTGATGAAGGCGAAAGCTGCGAGCGAGAGCAGAAGGTATAAAAACTTGCCGATAATCCCATCGCTGACGCGGGGACATAGCAAGCACCAGATGGCGTGAATGACTATAAGGCCGACAGCGAATAGGCTTACCGTTTGCATCACTTGGGATCTCCCCCGCCAAGGCGGCTTTTTATGTATTCCAAGAGATCAAGGTTTCCGATGGCCTTGTACAGCGCTGCCATGATGCCCCCGCCGAAAGCTCCCAACAGGAAGCCTACCGCCCCGGTTAACTCTGTCTTGATCGAGTATAAGTCAAGCACTAGCGGCGTTATATAATAGCCAATAGCCACGCCGCTCACGACGAAGACGGCACGCTGCCGCCAGGTTGACATTTCTTTCTGCGCGAAGACCCCGACTAAGGCGCCAATCAAAGCGGCGACACCCAAACCGAGATCTTCGAACATCTTTTCCAATGGGCTCATCTATTCTACCTCCCCAGGTTCGGGGCAGTATAACGCAGATAAGCCCATCGTCGTAGGCGTTCAGCTAGGCGGAAAGTTGTCGTCGTCGGCGTACATCCGAGGATCGTAGTTTACCGCCGTAACGCTGCACGACCTTGTTCCGCTTGGCTTGACTTCGGTGATTAGCGCCGGGAAGCACCACGTCGATTCATGCCCAAACTGGATGATCGGCGGCGTGTCGATCATCCCGCTTAAGTCCGGCACGAAGTCCAAGGTGGGAATCGTGAACGTGTACTCGTCGACGAAGGTTGCTACGTAAGGCCCCGATGCGGTGCCGTCCTTACGGCGCAGCACGACTTTGTAAACCCCCGGGCGCGTCCAGTCTAACGGCTCCGAGGATTCGATAGTCGCAGGCTGACCTATCGTATAAGGGTTCGGCGAAATGCTTTCCACTAGCGCCGACTGTCCGTAGCCAGGGGTCGCTACACCCAATGCGACGTAATCGAGATAAGCGCTGTTCAGTGCGTCCAGTTCTGTCTTGAAGCTGTATTCGCGCTGCCGGTACAAGTGGCCACGACGCACCCGCATCCCGATGCGCCACGCCTTCGCCTCAACGCAAACGCCTTCGAGCTTAACCTTCTCGACTCGTGTACCGGCGTCGCCCGGCAGGCGACACTGTACGGTCTCGAACTGGCGGGTAATGTGCGAGAAATATTCGACGTCCACGCCGTCGAAGTCGTCCGGCTGGTTCGGCGCGTTGAACTGGTAGCTTAGCGGCTCCATCATGATCTGAGGGTTGTAGACGTGGTCGAAGGTTTCACCGCGCAGCTCATCGCGAACCGGCACTAGCACGCCCCGATCGATCGTCAGCTCTGCGAACCCCGCTTGCAGACACTCGATCAAGTTCGACTTCACCGTATCCGAATCGGTGACGATTCGGTCATAGGTGTCACCGCGCGGCGTCCACCGAGTGCTCTCCAGTCGGTCCAGTTCAGCCAGGTCGATATCATCAGTGTCGGAGTAGCCTACGCTGCGGATGACGTGGCCGACCCACGCCGAGATCTCCCGTGTAGGTTGAGGCGGATACCAAGTGCCGTACCGGAGCACCGGCAATATCCGCGTGCATTCCACCGAAACCAAGTTCTCGGTCTGCGAAGAGATCCTGTCGCCGCCGCGGATGTTGCACGACATCATTGTCATGCCTTCGTAGCTGGTTGGCGAAGAGTTCACCATCAGACCCTTCAGTGCCAGCCACTGAATGGTGTCGTTTACTTCGGCAGAGTTGGCCCCGCCGACTTTCGGTTCGCGTCTCAAACGAACTTCCGGGCGCATCGGGTATGGTAGGTTCTCGCGGTATGTGAACCCCTGGGAGTCTAGCGTGTTTCCGCTTTCCGCCTTATTGACGGCGGTCCACGCGCCCCCGATCGCCATGTCTCGGTACTCCATCCAGTGGCCAGAGGGGACGACGTACATGTCCCCCTTGGCGCCGAGACCTACGATACCGGAAGGGAAGAGGGTATCCCACTCAATAGCAGTAATGACTTCTCCTTCTGGGCAAGCAGGGAACGGGCCTCGGTATCCACCCTGATAGTTCGAAGAGTCTAGCTGCACGCGCCCGAGGTTCGAAGAATTGGTCGTCCACCCTGGCCATCCGCTGTCCGCGGTGCCGTCTGACTTGATGCGCTCTACCAGGAGCGACGAGGCGCCCGGCGTGAGGATCCGGTAGCGCATGCCGCGGAAGGCGATGGACATGGTGACCACGCCGGTTACGAGACCCGTGCCCGCCGCCCCACTCTCGTAGTCAAGTTCCAGGTCCGCGGCTGTTGCGGAGAACACTGTGTAGAGCCCGGCGTTATCCCCGGCGATCTCGATAGTGTCCCCTGCGACGAAACCTAACTGGGCGATGTCGCCCCCGATAACGTCCCTCCCGCCGGTGCCCGTGCCGTTCGTGACGGTATAGTTATACGGACTGATGATATTCAGCATCAAACCAGCGGTCCAATCCGCAGGGAACGTTCCGCCGCCGCTCGGTATGCTCACGGTGAACGAGTTGAAGTCGAACGTCGAAGCCGTCGCCTGGGTAGTCAGGTTAGTGCTAACGGTCAGTTCAAGACCCGCAGTGCCCGTGCTACTGGCGCCGACCTCCGGAGCGGTGTACCAAAAAATGTGTGCAGGGTCTGCCGACAGATCAGCGCCTTCGGGGTAGATCGTGAAACTGGCGTCATCGCCCAAAGAGAGAAGCGGTGTTTGACCGACCTTCACGGTGCTAGGCGGGATCTGATAAGACCCGACGCCCACGGCCAGCATCATTTCTATCCGTTGCTCACGCGGCGCGGCGAAGTACCGGCGCGGCACGACGGCGTAATCGGGATACCTGGCCGGATTGTATCCAGCGCACTCCGGGCGCACGTCGTTGATTTTTACCTTGTTGCCCTTGGCCGATGCTTCGTCCAGAGGGTTGCCGGTTCCGCGGTTGTTGGAGCGGGTAGTCGGCAGTTTTGGCATCAGGGCGGCGAGTACCGCCTTGGCGCCGAAGATCAATGCGAAGGTAATCGAGAAGGGGTCGGTGCCCGCTGGCTCGCGATAGATCTCTACCCTATCGTCAGACTTGAACTCCGCCGACCACTGGCGCGGCAGCAAGCGCTCGCCGTTCAGGTAAACGCTGATCTGCAGTTTGTTCAGGTTCGTGTCTTTCGAAATGCCGTTGGCGTGCAGCCAGGATAAAATGCTCTGGCGCTTGCGCGTCTGATACGTTTCTTTACCGGCGTCCGAAAGCCGGCTTGCGTAGATCTCAATCATTATGGAAAGTCACCCGGTTATGGTCGCGCAGCCATTTTTCCAAAGGTAGCATGCGCGGCCCCCGGGTTGGATTGATTTCTAGGATCTTGAACCGACCGTCGAGCTGTACAACCAATGCGACGTGCACGCAGATCTCCCCGATCAATACCGCCGCGATAGCACCGTGCTCTGGGCCACACTCACGTAGCAGATGGGCTTCAGCCCGGTATGCCCTGGTAAAATCGCGAGGCGATGTATTGCGCAGCGATCCGTATTCAGGAAGCAACTTCAGCCCCAGTTCTACATGGCGGACATGCCGCGCTAGGCCCCAGCAATCGAACTCAGTGGGGCCTCGTCCACCGTCTCGGTAAATGCATTCGAGGTACTTGTTCATCAGATGTACCGAAGGGCCGGGTATTCGTTCACAGTGTACAGCTCGCGTGGCCAAGCGACACCGATCATGTTGAAGAACCCGGTTTGCAGTTGAGCCTCGACACCTTGGATCTCCCCCGATAGAAGGGACAACACGTAAGGACGTTCCGCAGGAGCCGTCAGGTTGCCGCTAAGATAGGTTCGGTACGTCACCGTTACCCGAGCGTTACCGTCTATAGCCTGGTCGACACGCTGCGTCACCTCGCCCGTCGTGTTGTCTACCGCAAAGGCCAGGGTTTGATTGCCTTTATTGTTCTTGGACGCCAGTGCGATGTCGATATTGGCGCCGATGAACGTAAGCGTCCTGTTGTCCTCCGTAACGGCGGTTATGTCCTCGAAACCCGTACAGATGTAGACAGGCGCGTCCCACGCCGGGCAGGTCAGTTCGAGAGTCCTGATAATCTCATCAAGACCCTCGTTGGCCCCCGCATTAACCTCCGCGAGAATGATGCTCATGAGGCCCTCACACGCCTTTCCAGACTTTCACCACAAGACCGCCAGAGCCCGCGAAAGCAATGGGCTCCCCGTTCAGCAGCGCGATGCGGTTCATCGGGTAAGGAATGGTCGCTATGTCGCCCCCTGAACCAACACTGACGTTGCTGATCGTGCCCCCCGTGCCTTGCACCAGAACCGTATCGCCCGTGTTGTTCACGTATGTGAATACGCCGCCAGGGAACGATACTGCGGGGGCTATTACCGATTGAGGTGCGTTCTGAAACTTGTTGGTGGTCATGTTGTAGTTGTTGCTGTGCCGACTTTCCAACCCGTTGTCGGTAATCACTGAGCTTGACAGCCCACGACTAAACGACGTGTTAGCAATCTCTGTACCGATGGCGCCTGAAACGATGTTGATGCTGTCGGTAAGACATTGTAACGCCTTGCAGTTCACAGAAGATCCTGAGAATACCATCGTGACGCAGTCGCAGCCGATGAACCGAACACCGTTACCGAGGCACGAGATATCTGTAGGGTTCACCTCGAAGTTCATACCCCACAGTTTGTCCTTCAAGGCGTTAACCGTGGTCAACAGGCCGACGGTCACACTGAACTCCGCATCGCCCCCCCAGAAGTTGTTGCCCAATGTGCTTTCGAGATAGATGCCGACGTTGCAGGCATTCGCCTTCGCGTTCCAGAAATTGCAATACGCGGTTTGCTCTCCGGACAGTCGCTCCCCGAGAGATATACCCGCGCCCGGCACGCCGCCGAGATACCAGGCGAGAGAGCCAGTAGTAAGGTCGCCTGGGGTGATGTTCAGGTAGTAATCGACTAGCACGGACCACTCGGAGCGGAAACCCCTCGCCGCAGTACCGCACCCATGGACGTTGGCGGCGACCACGCCGTTCCCGACGAATGCCCGGACGTAAATGCCGTCGCCGGTTGACGGGCCGCCGCGAAGCGTAACGGGGCTGCCGGGAGTACCGATATACACGCCGTCGCCCTTCATGCCCGCCAGGGCGCCGAAGTCAATTTTCAGGTTTGGCCCTGCGCCGGTATTGGTGAAAGTCACTTCGCCATCGAACTGAAAGACTAAGCCACGATAGGCCAGGTTCGGGGACGCGGAATAGACGTAGTTACCGGCTTGCCACTTCACCGTGGCGTGGATGCCGGTGTTTCCAAGCGTGGCGATGTACGAAACCATAGCGGCGTACTGGGTAGTTACGTCGGCGCCATCACCGTACATGCCCCAATCGCCGGCATTGATAACCTGTCGACCGTAGGCCAGCCATCGCCCCGTTGGCAGGCCGGTTACTTGAACAACGTTTGCGTCATTCGCGGCCAGTGTAGAGGCTGCGTCCCAGCGAAAGCGGCGGTCGCCTTTACCGGGTTTGGCGGCTTCGTTACCAAGCAACGTCACTTCGTCTTTATCGTAACGACCAGCGTAAGTCTTTAGCTGCACCAGCGTCTGGATCTGCGGAGTGGCGCGGCCAACCATTGTCGCACCATTGGCGAGATTCACCGCGTTCGCCAGCTCAGAGCGCAAAGGTGCGTCGCCCACGTCAACCAGCAAAAGCTGATCGGTCGCCCAAGTGCCTGTCAGGTTTACGGGGAAGGTCGCTGGTGCCTTCACTTTGTAGACGGAAGGCGCACGATCGATAAGCTGGGTAGGGCGATCCACCTGCAGCGGTACGCCGTCCACGTACTGGAGATGCGTCGCCTCGAAGCCCATAGCCTCAAGGAAATCCGCGACCATTTTTTGCATGCCTGACCAGGTTTCGCGCCGCTTGCTGAAACGATCGTAGAACGAGGGCGACGGCGAGTTCATCGCCTCATCGAAATTCGACGCGTTGTCGAATAGGTCTTTGGGCGACGTAGAGCCAAGCGGGTTCAAGGTGTTGTAGGTATTGGTCATTTTGGCTCTCTTTACGATTTTTTCGATTGGCCCCCGGGCGGCGCCCCTTTAGGTGGGCTGCTTACGTTAATTCCTGATTTCCCCGGCGATTACTTGCACGTCTGCGGTGTTGTTAGTCAGGGACAGCGTGAAGCTGCTGCCGTCCGTAGCGACCGAAGTGAAGGCGTAAGTCACGGACCCGGCTGCGGCGTCAAAAAAGCCTGCCGACTGCTGGAATACTTTCGCTTGCTCAGTCAGTACGGCACTACCGCTTCCCCTGATTTGCGCAATCGCTAGGCGGGCCGTTGTCACCGCACCGCTAGTGTTATTGCGAGAAGTAAGGTCCAGGTAGAACAGTCTAGCACTGAACGTCGTCAGAGAGGGCAAGTTGATCGGAATGGTCGAGATTCCCCCGCTTGCCGCAACAGATACTAAGCCGTCGCTTATAACATCAGGTACGCTTGGACAGCCGTCCACGCGGAGTCCCACAGAGAAAGTGGTCCCTGCCTGTCTGCGTATCTTGGTGGTGCCATTTACGCCAGTCAAATCACATCCACTTAGGACCACAAGACCGCATGCGCCGCTGATATCGACGTTTATAGTCGGAGTATCAAGCCCGCCACCGCCATCGTCGAAGCCATGTTTCGTGATCATGCCGGTAACAACCACGCGGGAGGCGCCTGTGATAGTAAGGTTTGATCCTGAACCGCTACTTCCTGCTCTAGTATTCTGAACCCCTGCGATCGAGATCTCTGCGCCGACGCCCACCAAAATATTGTTAGTGCCGGCCCTGTCGAATACACCGCCTATAAAGTTGTTATCTACAGCTCCTGCCGTACTTAGGTTAGTCCCATTGAACTCGTACTTGTTTCCTATGAACGTATTATCGTTAGCGCCCGTCCCGAGGTTAACCCCGATCAAAGTGTTAGCGTTTATGAAGTTATTTACTAGCATGGAATCTAGGATATTATTAATGCCGACATTGTTATTAGCATAAGATGAATTTGTTGATACGAATCCGCCGATGGCCTCGTTCTTACCTATAGCCCTGTCGAATCCGTAGCATCCGCAGCTTACGTGGCGGATGTGTACCAGAGTGCTGGAGTGCCGGTAAATTGTGCCGGTTTTGTCGTCCCCATGGAATAGGATGTTATGCGACTCAATAAGACCCAGGCCACGTATAAGGGCTGTCGCTGATCCAAACTTAACAAAGCAAGATTCACCTTTTACGTCGGCTGTCGCGGCCACTGTGTACCTAGGAACAGACTCCCCTATAAACAGGGTTCCAGCCGGGATATCCGCATCTCCAATACGATAGAATACCAGGGGGACGCGGGGGACGAATACCGCACGACCCGTAGCGGCGGCCGCTTCGACCGCGGGGGTCCAATCCCAAGTGCTAGGATCAGCCGGGGTTGGCTTGTTCGTGATAAGAGATACAAACTGTTTTTCCCACAGATTTACCGGGTTAGCTGACAGGGCCTTCCCCGCAGTATTGATCTCTCCAGAAATTACGGATCTAACCCATCCGACCATCCCCGCCCCTTTGTTCGGGTCGGCAGGGTCGGCCAGCTCGTCCCTCAAAACTATTGCGTCAGCATCCGCCTCGATGCCCGCTAGAGTGCGTCGCTCAGACCCAAGCCGATCCACGAAAGTCGGAAGAGTGCTATTTACCAGTTCATCAACGTGTTTGGCATTGTCGTCCAGGTCGCGAGGGTCGATAGAAGGGACCGGGTTACCCGTGTTGTAAAAACTCATGGCAGCGGCCACTCCTCGTTAATTGCTTGATCGGTTTCCAGGATAAAGACCTGCCAAGGGTTCAGCGGCCATTCGTCGTTCATGGCGTAATCGAAAATCTCAGGATGCAGGATGTACTCCGGAAGAATCTCGGCCCACCCTGGCGGGTAAAGGGGGCGAACTCTGCTTTCGCAGACTACCTGATAACGCCAAAGGAATTTCCCGTCCAGCTTGCCGCCTACAGGCGTAGTCTTAAAACGAACCTCTTCGTCGTTGAAGCCCATAGGGCTCAGAAGCTCCATGGTAAACCATCCGGCGCCGGCGACCTGTTCCGCCCACGCTTCGAATAGAGCCGCTTGGGGGGACGACATAATCCAAGTCAGCTGGATCATATCTGGCCTGCTCCTGAACTCGATCCTTTGACGCGAGCGGCCGCTATCCATCGGCGTACTACGGATACCGTTTACCGGCTCACGGCCGTAGCTCTCCCGCAGAGGGCAAGGAAGCCCTTCCGGGTAGGCAGGAAGCGCCATTAGCGTCCCACGCCTTGCAGGCCGGTTTTGCGGTTCAGTGCATCCATTACGTCGTCATCCGAATAGAGCTTGGAGATCCACAGGTCGATAAACTTCTGGCCGTCCTCTTCGCGGGTCTGCGTTTGCCCGGCCTTCGAAGCGTCTTCAATCAAGTTTACCGTAGTGTTGCCCTGGCCGCTCGGGCTTTTCATATCGTCCAGGGTCTTGTCCAGTTTGGCGCTGGTCTGCGCCGTGGTCACGCGCTCCCCTTTCTGCAGGAGCCAAGTGCCGGTCTGCGGAACGGAATCGATACCGTCGTGTGCCATACCGGCTATCTGCGACGAGAGTCCTCCTGCGAACGCGAGTGCGGAAGCTGCGGCCGCCGGTGCCGCGAGCGGCCCGACTACGGGGATCGCAGCAGTGGACGTAAAGGCGTTGAGGCCGGCGGCGATAGCTTGAGCGGCGGCGTACTGAATGAGCATCTTCAGCGCGGTCTGCGCAAAGCTGGCGGCCAGGTCTTGGAACGACAGTTTGCCCGTGGTCACGAAGCCGTACAGCGCATCGGTCAAGCCGCTGAAGGCGCCATCGAAAAGCGTTTGGGTTTGCGCCGCTACGTCAGTCGCTTCGGTCAGGTAGTTGTTCCAGGACTCCGAGGCGCCAAGGAAGAAATTCGCTGAAGCGGCGTCGACCTGGTTGTAGTAGTCCTGCTGCATCACCAAGCGCGTAGCCAGGGCTTCTTCGAGAATCGCGTTCTGTTCGTCGAACAGCTCTTCGCTGATCTGTCCCTTGTTGAACTGCGCGTTAAGCTTGTCGACTTCCGACTGGTACTCTTTGCGAATCGCCAAGTCTTCTTTCAAGCGCTCGCGTAACTTGTCGCCAGAGCCGAGGCCCGCGAGCGAAGAGTCGAGACCTTCCTGCGACTGCTGCAGCTTCGACGCTTGGTTCTCTTGGAACGCGGCTAGCTTTTGAGCGTCCTCATACGCAGTTTTCCGGGCAGCTATCTCCTGTTCCAGTGCTACGTTACGTTTGAGTTGGGCACGCAACAAATCCTCAGAAGCTAGAATCGACTTCTGCTCGGTGGTTTTGTTAGCGGTGTCGCGGATATCGACGATCTTTTGTTCGAATTCCGCCAACGCCTTGGCTTGCGTCCCGAGCGCTTTGTACTTCCCGGTTTGATCATCAATAGAATCCGACTGCATCTGCAGAGCGGCCGCTTGTTGGCGTAGAGTGCTAAGCAGTTTTTGGCCGGCGTCTTCTCGTACAGCCGGCGTCTTGGCTACCTTCGGATCTTTGTATTTCTCATTGATCGCAGCTATATCTTTAGCCTGCTGCGTAGCGGAAATCAGCAGAGCTTTATCACCCGTTACCCGGGCCTGCGTTACCCGACGTTCGACCAGTTCTCTGTATTGTCCAAGTTCCCTCGCGCGTTTGTCCGCATTGCTCTCCGTCTCTTTACGTAGCTTGTCCAGTTCAACTTGATCGCGCAGGGCGGCGGCCTGCTGCTCTTGTTGAAAACCTTTTGCGGCAGCGCGGCTATCCTGTTCGTTTTTAAGGAGGAGCTTTTGGGTTTTATCCGCCTGCAGCTGTTCTTCTCGGAAGCTATCGTCCGGCGTGAGATTGCCGAAACCGTCGGATTTATTCAGTCGGCGAGCGTTAGCGATAACATTTAACTGGTCGTCCAGTTTCTTAATCTGTTGATCCAGGGTGTCTTCGCGGCCTATGTTCAGCGCGGCATCCCATGCGGCCTTGGCCGCGCTCTTGACGGCATTCCAGCCAGTTTCGAGCGAGCCTAGGTTCTTCTGCACAGACGCCGCTGTTCGACTCAAACCTTCTTCATAAGCTGTGTTAGCGAGAGTGGCGGCTTCTTGAACGTTGCCCTGCTCTTGAAGCGCTTTGATCTGCTCGTAAGTGGAAGCAGTCAGGAAGTTCATAGTCTCGTTAAGCTTGAGAATTTCCGCCGTCGGGTCTTTGGCGATCTTCTCGAAGTTCTTAACAGTTTCTTCAGCCGCTTGCCCCGTCGCTTTCTCGAAGGCGATGGCTGCTACCGCAATGCTCTCGAACGCTTCTTTTGGAATTCGGGTGGAGGCGGCAAGTTGGGCGAGTACGGCGGATGCCTTGCTTACCGTCCCTCCTACAGAGGAAACC